TAACGCTGACGTTAACGGTTCTGCATGTTTATTTGTTGGAGCACAAGGCCTTGCAATGGCTGATATCGGTCTTCCAGAAATTGTCGAAGATAGCTTTGACTATGGAAACCAAAATGGTATCTCTATTGGTAAGATTTTCGGCTTTAAGAAACCAATCTATCATTCAGATGTCTCAGGACAGAATGAAGACTTTGGTATCGTAAGGTTGGACGTTGCTTACTAGAGCAAAGGTTGTGGGTAGCCCTTCGGGGCTACTTACTTTTATTAATTCTTTTTTAGGAGAAAAAAGTGAAAATTAAATCAGATACAGATCTCCATGTTACTACTACTTGGGGCGCCTCTATCTTTTTAGCAGCAGGCGAGGAACGCGAAGTAGGTGACGATTTAGGTCTTCAAGCTCAACAGCAAGGCGCAGTTGAAGTTAAAGAAGCAGCTAAACCAGCACCGAAAGCTAAGAAAGCTAAGACTACTGCAAAAAAGACAAGAGCTAGGAACGAAGATGGGCATTATATTGCCGACGATCCTAGCACGCCAGACGTAAACGAAGCTTACGTACAAGAAGAAGAAACAGGAACAGAAGAAAAAGCTGAGTAATTAACGAGGTAAAATTATGGCAGGTACACTAACAGGTGCCAACTTAATATCTCGTATACAAGACATCCTTCAGGATACAACGAGCATTCGTTGGCCCGAAGCGGAGTTGCTACGATATATTAATGACGCACAAAGAGAAGTTTGTAATCTTCGACCCGAGTCTACGGCAACTACCGCTAATGTAGCGCTTGTGGTTGGTACTAAACAGACTCTACCTTCGGGTGGTCTTAGACTTATTAAAGTAACAAGAAATATGTCCGCAGCTGGTGGAAGTGCTACTGGTAAAAGAGCAGTACGACTAGTAGATGCAGATATATTAAATACTCAAGAACCTAATTGGCATGACCCAACGGTTTCTGGAGATGCAGCGCATACTACTACGGTAAAACATTACATTTTTGATGAAGATGACCCTAGGGCATATTATGTTTACCCAGGAGCATCTACTACAAGCACGTTTTTAGAGATTGTTTTCTCTGGAGCACCTACAGATTTAACCGCTACTAGTGGTACTATTTCAGTAGATGACATTTTTGCTAATGCAATTATCGACTATGTGTTATTTAGATGTTACTTAAAAGATGCGGAATACGCAGGAAATCAACAAAGAGCAGGCACACATTTTCAATTGTTTTCTAGTAGCTTAGGTGCAGGAGGACAAGCGCAATTTAATGTTAGCCCTAACCAAGATCAGTTAGGCACGGCTTCAGTTCCCCCACAGCCGCTTCCTATGGGGTAGTAAATGGCATCGTATGAGTCACTTATAAAAGAAATACTACCTTATGTACCGGGTTGCCCAGACTCAGTAGTAGAATCTAATTTACGTGCAGCGACTATTGAGTTTTGCGAAAAAACAAAAGCGTTTGTTCAAGATTTAGATCCTATTACTACTATATCCGGTATTTATGAGTATGATTTTGATCAACCTACAGGTACATCCGTACATAGTATTCTTTGGATGACTCATGATGGGGATGATTTAGACCCTATTAGTCCAAGAAGCTTAGAACTTAATTATCCTGACTGGCGAGATCGTTCTACTAAACCCCAAGTCTATTTGCAGAAAAGTGCGGATACTTTTTGGGTTATACCTATACCTAATTCTAAATTAGTAAACGGCATACATTTGTCTGTAGCGTTAAAGCCCACTCGTACAACTAATAATATTAGTACTGCTTTTTCTAATGACTACAGAGACGGGATTATTTTTGGGACTTTGTATCGTCTCTTACGAATACCTGCTAGAGAGTGGAGTGACGCAGTTGCAGCGCGGGATTACTTGTCATTATTTAATGAACAAGTTGCTCAAGCAGAGCTACGTGCGCGTGGTGGAGACTTAGGAGTAAAACGTTTAGTAAAATATAAAGGAGTTGGTCTTAGTTCTAGAAATAGATACAAAAGATACGGCAAGGAAGTAGATTATTAATATGACAGATACAGTAGTACCAATAGGAACAAGTAAAAAGTTTTCAGCTCCGCAACCTGCAGACATACGCGAGCACTGGCTAGATATTAAAGATGGTATTTTAGAAATTTTAGCTTGTAACCCACAGCTTACATTTTTAGCCGAAGATGTTTACAGCGAGTGCGTAAATGATAGAGCTACATTATTTATGTCTGATATAGGCTTTCTTATTCTTACTACTGAAGTAGATCAATTTACAAGAAATAAAACTTTGCTTATTTGGATAGCGTATACTTATGACCCAGGCAAACACAATTGGATAGACCACTATAAGTGGTTTGATCAAGTAGCAAGGGCGCTAGGCTGTAGTTTTATTGAAGCGCGTTCTTCTGTTTCTGAAATGGAAGAATATGCTATATCTAATGGGTGGCAGTTAGATACAAGAGTTTATACAAGAGAGGTAATTAACGATGGGTAGCAAACCAAAACAACAAGAATACAAACCATCTGAAACAGAGAAAACACAAGCCGCAATAGCAAAAGCTGACGCAGACTATTTTGCAAAAACTTATGATCCGCTATTGCTTGAAATGCGAGATAAAGCAGCTACGGAAGATGTAAGTTCAACTTTACGAGGTAGAGCAGGAGCAGATACCTATCAAGCTTTAACCGGAGATGGGGCAAATTTAACTGTAGCGGAAGGTATAAGTACCGGCGCAGATTTAGCTACTGGAGCTGTAGGGCAACTTTTAGACGCTAATACCGTAGCTAAAAATGTAAAAATAGATGATCAAGTAGGCGTTTTAGGTGTTGCTAGAGGTCAACAAGCTGACGCGGGAGATGCTTTAGCCCAATCTTCAAAACTAGCTAGGTCAGAAGGATTAACAAAAGCAAAAGGAAAACAGACAGTTAGATTAGCAAGACGTAAAGCTGCTTTTGATATTGGCACAAGTATAGCTAAGCAAGGTATAAAAAACTATGCTGCTACAGGCGATTTTAAAATGGCGGATGGAGGATTTAGTATAGATTCAAAAACTGGAGAAATGGTACAAAGGGGTGGGTATGGCCTTTTAGGTGGATTTAAACAAGGTACTAGAAGCACTAAAGCCGGCGGCGGGTTTACTGATTGGGATTACACATCATGATAGCAGTTAACAACGCCATATCCCATTTAAGTGAAATTCCACCTCATTTATTAGAAAAATACGGAATGTCTGCTTCTGATGTAGCTGGATCTAATCCAAGTTCTAATTCTGGTGTTGCAGGCAATATGCAACAGACCGGAGGTAGCTACTCTACTTCTGCAGGAAACCAAGGACCTAAAATAGGTACTATTGATTACTCTAACACCAATCAAAATTTTAGTGCTTCACAGTTGTCCGAAGTATCTGATCCAGACAAAACAATGGCAGATGTAGCTACCGGTCAATATGAAAGATATATTTCTGGGTACAGAGATTTTGAAGAAGCTCTTATTAAAGCTAGGAATGATACTTCTTTAATAGATGCAGCTAGAGAAGATGCCCCAGAACAAGCAAGAATAGCTAGTGAGGCAGCAGCTAGAAATAGGTCTAGGTTTGGTTTAACACAAACTGCAGTACAAGCTAGAGAAACACAAAGAGCAGAACAAAGAGGCGCAGCTACAAACTTAGCCGGCGGTTTAAACAATGCTAGGTTAGCGCAAAGAGATGCTAATAAAAGATTACTAGGGGACCTTATTAATATAGGTCAAGGTGTTAACAGAAGCTCGTTGTCTCAATTAGGAGCAGCGGGAGAAAATGCAGTAGCTCGAAAGAACGCATATCAAAATGCTAAAGCGCAACACAAAGCGCAAACTTGGCAAATGGTAGGTAGTGCTGGAGCAATGCTTGCAGCAGCATTTTTAATATAGGATAAACATGGCTACACCACAAGGACAAAACAGTTGGCTAGGTAATATGTTTAGTAACGCCGCAAGCGTTATGGGAGGAAACACGTCCTCCAGGGATGCCGCTACAATGGGTACTTTTAATCAAAAAGTACGTACTGATAACGCAGCAGGTTGGGTAACTAATCTTAATGCTGAAACCCAAAAATACGACCAGATGCTTAATACAGAAGCTAAAAAAGCTTTAGAAGATCCTAGTTATGTACCAACAAATTTTAATTCTAGAGACGAGTTTCAAACTTTTTTTAACGAAGCTAAAACAGAAAGAGACGAAAATAATTTCTACAACCCTAGCACTATAACTCGTGGGTTTGGGCAGGTAGATGGTAATACATATAGAAATGTTACAGGCTATGCTCCTTATATATTAGGTAGAGGTAAAAGACTAGATGAGAATGAGTCAGTAGCAACAGATATTGTTGGACCAGATGGGGCTAGTATAGCTGGCTACAAACCTGTAGTACGTAGTATGCGAGAAGACGGAAGTGGGAATGTACAACTTTATAACGCAGATGTTACTTTAGGGGCAAGACCTGTCGCTGACTTAGCTAAAGAAGGTGGTGCAGAAAATGTTGCAGCTAATACAATAGAAGCAGTACCTTACTCTGTAGAAGATCAAGACTTTTATAATTACATGAGTGGTGTTATTCAACGAGGTAACATGCGTAGAGATACTGCGTATATGGATACTGTAGATGGAGGAACTGCAGATTTAGATTTAGAAGCGCCTAGTCGTGAAGCTAATGAACAAAGACTTTTAGAAATCGCAGTTGAACAAGGAATGCTAACACAGGAACAAGCCCAAGCTAGGTTAACAACTGCTAGAGCAGACTTTAAAACCCAACAAGATCAACAGGCTCGAGCTACACCTCCAGAAGCTGATGAT